CTCGAACCATCGGGATCATAGCGTGCTCCAGTGCCGGTGCGACCCATCGCTGAGGTCATAGCATCATGCACTTGGCGCAACACGCCGTGTTCCGAAGTCGGAAAAGCGCGCAACAAGAACGCTTTCTCCATCGCGTACAGAGCATGGCTATGGGTGCCGTCGAACCGGGAGAAATCCGTCTCCGTTAAGGTGGTCGAACGACAAGCCAGCTCATTCACTGCCTCAGCAACCCGGTCCGGATGTTTTCCGAACGCGTACCAATTTGCATTGGTCTTAAGGTGCGCGGCAATAGCCAACGTGAATCGAGAATACAATAAACAATGCCACGTGGGTAACGTGGAGATGTTCCTAGGGTCCGCCATCTTAGGGTAGGCTTCGGACTTTTGGAAAGACTTGACGACCAACTCCGGGTTCGCCAACATCTCTGCCAGCCAAGGTGCGGCCAGCGAATTGTTCTTCCGCTGGGATGGTCGGGTTTGCGCCGCGATCACATCCGAAACGGAAACGGGAAACAGCGAATGCTCCATGGGGATCAATAACCGCGCGAACTCAGCGGCATAACCCTCATATTTTGGCATAAACTTCACCTGCTCGTTGCGCACCGCATCCAGTCGCTGATCCAACGTCCATAACTCATTCGCTCGAGAGCGGAGGGGCAGGAACGTGTTGGGTACGACCGGGGGGCAATCACCGTGCCGGTGAGCTTTTCCAATGGAACAAGCTGGGGGGAAGATACCTTCCTATACGCCACCTCGAGGTCACGCTTCACAAACGGCGTGTGCCACGAAATGTCCATGGGCAGTTGGCATGGATAGGCAGCCCATATTACGGCCTGGGCCAGGCGAGTATCATTCCCGAACTCGGGGGCAAGCAATACGACAAGGTCGTGAATGGCAAGCTTAGCAATTCCAACGCGGGCAACCAAAATAGATTGTAGGCCAGCGGACAGACGAATAGAAGCAAACGTCCCAGGAATCCCGAGTGACAACACCGCGGAGCCGCCAGCATGACGTATCATGGCGGATCCGCGGCGATCACCACCCATCGAGTCAACCTCGTGGTACAACCGCATACGACGCAAGCTGCAACACACAACGGCCTGGTCAGAGGCCGTGGTGACCGATTTGGGTGTGATCAACACAATTGACCAATGTTCGTTGACTGCCACACTCTCCACAGAGTAGACAATCTTAACGCCGGGATAAACGCAACTGATCATGTCAACGTTGTAATCCCAGAGGCGATGGCGGAATTTCGCGCCGCCAGCCACATCCATGGATATGGTATCGTCCTCATTGGTAGTCCATTGCACTTCCTCATGGGTGCCAAATGGATCTTTTGGTGTAAAAGTGTACAACATGAACGGCTGTGCCATCCATAAATACTGAGTCCAATCAACGTAATAGTCCACGTTGACCATCTTGAACACATTGCTCGGGCGTATAGCATCATGACGCTCCGGCATGTGGGTATCAACTTCCCACAAATGTTGCAAGCTCCCCTTAATGCCAGCGGTGACATCACGCGCGGACATTTGGACTGAGTAAGGCTCATACCCATTCAACACAATGAAATTGTTGATCGCTACGTCGGCGTTGTTGCGAACTGCGCCAGCGTGAGGGTGTGAGTGATGTACTGCATGAATGGTTGCATTAGGTATGGTTATATCCCGGATGCGAGTCCGGAACGTCCCATAATCACCAATCGGAAAATCCTCCACCATGGGGGAACGAAAGATGCCACAATACAAGAATTCATACAACCGGTACGTGAACCAATACAGCGACACGACAAACAAGAGGTCCGAATAAACATCGGGACTGAGAGTCATGCCAAAGTTTCTCGACAAGGCCGACAACGGCCAAGCCCAGATTAAGCCGTTACGAATGGCGAAATTCCAGAACGAGAAGGTCAACGCGAAGTGCGAACACACCCGCCACCAGAGAACGCGATACCCACCGTGCC